AACAATATTTCCTACTGTAATAGCAGGTGTGCCATCAAGTCCGAATGAAGTTGATGCAAAACCTGCTGTCTGTGCAACACCACTCAGATATCCTGTAAATGTAGATCCAGTGAATGATGATCCAGTACAAACACCAGTAATTGATATATTGGAGAATGAACTTCCAGCAGAAACAATTAAACTTTGTCCTGTTGAATTTGCTCCAGAAAGTTGAGTCACTCCTCCATCAGATATTAATGAACCATCAAGAATTGTGAATCCACCAAGATAATTAACACGCGCACGCTCTACGAGATTAGTGAAGAAACTTAAATGTCCTGTGGACTTACTATACGATATACGAGTTCCAGCACCAGATATAGTTCCGTCAAAAAGAATTCTTGCAGTTCCGGAAGGTACTGCACGAATATTTAAATCGTCCTGAACCTCTAGTGGATAATGTGCGGCAGTATCAGTTCCAATGGCAACACGATTTGAAAATGTGGAGAAACCTGTAAGGTTTAGGTTGCCCAGTAAATCAACATCAGAGAAGAATGTAGAGAATCCAGATGCAAGTATGCTTGAACCAGTTATAATACCAGTTGCTCTGAATGAACCAGCAGTTACAATACCTGTGAAGTTACCTTGTCCGGTTGAATCAATACCAACACCATAAGTTGCCGATGTTGGATCATCACCAATTTGTAATAATGATATGGGAT